GGTATCGATCCATATGGGTGGTGTAAGCACCAGACTTACAATCCGCCGCAGCAACGATCAACATATTCTTGGATAATTCAGTTCCAACCATATCGGCATGTTTGGTGCATGTCCAATCGGCATACGCATCAATAACAGCTACCAATTCGGTAATAGTATCATTAGCCGCAGCCGTCAGATCGAGAGTGTAAACAGGTGTCAAGGCTGGCGCACATAGAATAATACTGTTTTCCGTTACCTCGATAGTGCCAGAGGCTTCCGCCCCCACGTAAGTAACCACAATCCCGTGTTTCCCGTCAAGAACGCTTGCCCGTGCTGTTGCCTGTGCTCCAACATATGCCAATTGAATAACTTGGGTCTTATCCCATTCCTGAATCTGGGCCTTGCTTTCCTTCAATAAATCCCTGTATTGCTCCAGGGTTAATTTTTTTGGGTTCATTTCTGTTCCATCTCCTTCGCTTTTATGGGGATAGGTAAACCTACCCCGCTCTAAAGGAATTGAAAGATATTAAAGATCAGGACATTTCGTCATTGCTGATGACTGGCCGCATCCTGATCCTCGATAAATCCGTGACTCGATTGGAGGCGGTTCCCCTCAACCGGCTTCGCCACGGATTGCATGTTAATTATTTGTCACCCGTGGTTAACAGTTTATTACGGGCGGAGGCGAATAAGCACTGATATCCAATGGTATTGGACAGTACGATCTCGTCCCATTGACCATTGATGATCTTGTTGGTCTCAGTAAGATCAGCACCAGCCTCTCGATAGCCAATCAGGGCATATCTGTTATCGATGCCGATCAAATCGTTAGCCACCACATCATCATGGATGACGAAATTGACATTCCCAGGCACCCTTCCGTTAATCAATCTTGGAACTCCCTGTAATTTGCTCTGGTCAATAAAATTAGTCATATAAATAGGGAAAATACTCGGCGCAGCAATCGCATAAGCCTTGATGATGTCATCTGCACAACCTATGACGGTAGTACACATTCCAGGATAGAAACTGCATAACCAAGTAAGCCAAGACGTATATTCCAAATCTTCCGTACCGGCTGGAGCTCCACCCTGAATGTCATCTTTTAGTTCCGTTACGGCGATGGCTCCCGCTCCACCCACAGTACCACTTCCATCACCAGCGTAAAGAACAGCGATAGCCTGTGAGATCTCAGCGGCCCTTCTCTGTAGCATGATTCGCTGGATCAATAGGGTAATGATAGGAATTGAACTTCTCCTAACGAACTCGTAGGACATTTCAAGAGCAACACCATATTTCGCTAAGGTGGTTGCCTTCTCTGACCAACTGATCTTGGTTACCGGGAACTTACCCATCTCACTGACTCGGTAAGTAGCCCTCTGTGCCGCCGTATCATCAATGTAAATGGCACGATATACACTGGTTCCAACTAACGTCTCGGTTGAAGCCACCAACTGAGATTCAATATCATCCTGGGCCATCACCGCAACCCTGGCGATCCGGTTCAAAAATTCGGGAAAGAGAATCCTCGACGCAGGCAGATTGCTCTGAAAGAACATCTCTCCCATAGAGGCCCCTGTTCCACTTTTGGGATCGTTCTTGGTTCGAATCCCAAACCGCATCAACTGTCTCTCAAAGGCATCGAGTTGATCCTTGGGAGCAGATGGATCAATTAACTCCAAAAGACTTGAAAGACTCATATAGTTATCGTATGCCTTCGCATACAAATCCTGATTCAGATTAATGTCATTGGCATTTTGCCTTACAATCTCAATCATGCTGATTATCCTCCTTATAGAAGTCTACAAAATGTATATGTTAAGGTTAAAAAAATTTCCGGTTCCGATTACAGTTCGAATGTCACTTTATGATTCGCCGCATCCATGTTGACTACCCTGTGGGCATTAGCACCGGCTACCGCATCAAGTTGTTTGACAAGATTGGCAGTAACACCGCCTACGAAGGAGTCAAAGTTCAGAGCGGGATCATCGTGAGCTGGATCAAAATCCATGGTCACAAATCCATCGATCTGGACGCCCGCGAGACCATCGAATGCGTCAATTACCCTCACGACCCCAATGAAGGGATCATTCTCTGCACATAAAGCAACGGTATCATTGGCAGAAACCTTCACCAATTTGTCTTCATCCGTACCCTTTACCAAGGCACTTTTGAAAGAAACCAACCCCGTAAACCCAATACCTTCAAAACTAACTCCTCTTGCAGCCATACGAAAACCTCCTTATTTTTGACTTTGATATTCCTAACTGGTTTTGAATAACTCAGACTTCTGGTTAACCACCCGACTCTTGTCAATAGCGTTAGGACTGCCAGTTTCTATCCTAACTATTTCTTGAACTTTCGTTTTGCGTTCAGGTGGAATGATTTGTGCTAACTGTTTCTGTTGCAGACCGATCTTCTCCTTTAACTCATCGATGGAGAGTACCCCAATCTCCTTGTCGAAAAGCTCATCACTGTGATTCTCACCATTGATGGCAACCGATAGATGTTTACATTTGCCCCTTAAATCTGCAACGTAGGCATCCTTTATGGCCTTCAGTTCCTTGTTCTCTGCTTCCAAAACGGAAACCCTTTTCTCTGCCTTCCCCAATTTTCCTTGGAGTTCAATCTTGTCGATCTCGGAAAGCCCAAGGTTCTTGCGGAGCAACTCATCATTGGCCCGTAAATCCTCCAGTGTGGCCTCTAATGTGTCCTTCAGGACAATCAGTTCATCCTTTGCTTTTTGTAGTGTTGCCATATCTGCGGCGAGGGCTTCGACTGTTCCACTAAGATCACGGGTGCTTTCTTCTTCCGACTCCACACTTCCAACCCTTTCGATACTGCCATCGAAGTCATAATTGAAGCGGAGAATATCGTTTTGGGAAAAATCCTTGATGTTATCAGACATCAAGACAGAACCCTTCTCGTCTATTACCTTTCCGTCCTTGACCTGTGCGTTCTCTGGAACCGTAAATTCAGACTGGATACGGGCTCCCGGCATTGCCCCCGCATAGACACCGGAAAGCTCGACAAGATTTCTTTCCTTGACGAATCCTTGATGAACCGTATAGGTACAACGCTTCACCACAGGTGATTCTCCTTCCGCAGCCATATTGTAGAACCGACCAGGTATATGAATGCAGGTCATGGTGCGGATATCCTGATTACAAAGATTGCAGATAAAAGAACCAGCTTGGAATCCCACGCTGACAGCTTCGGTATGACCAGCTTCGACTGCCCGGATGTAATCATCGGTATTCAAACCAGAGACATTCAGATTCTTCAACATGTAGACACTCGGTTTAAATGCCACCGGAGGATTCTCACCGTCACCCATTGAGGACACAACAGATTGAAACAGAGTTCCAGATGGAATTTTCGTCTTATCATGGCCGAAGAGATATCCCACTATTTCTGTTTCTGAATTTTCATGTCTCCTCTGTATGTCGGCATGAAAACCCTCGATCATATCTTTACCGAGATACGACCAGTGCTGTGTGAGCTTGTCTGTCTCGGCAGCCTTCACATCGAACACATAAATCTCTTCCGCCGTCAGTTCCTTCTTCGCAAAATATTTATTGATAATTTCGAGTTCTTCGATAGTTGGTATACGAACAACTTTATCCATTGCAAAACCCCCTTAATAGTTCCTCTGTTTCCAACTCCTCTTGTGCTTTAAGAAATTCTTTCTTCTTCTTTAACTCCAAATCTCCGGCTTCATCTTCTGGTGCGATATCGTGACAACACATAGGCCAACTTTCCCCCTTCATGGATTACCTCCAGACCTACGATCCCGATTGGTCGCAGCACGTCTTTGTTCTTTACCGCCCTCTTGAGTCACGCTCCTTTGTGGATCATTTCTTGGGGATGGTGTAAAACCATCTACCCTTACCGCATCAATAGGTGGAGCACCTTTTTGACCGAGCATCCTTCGGGCGAGAGCATTTCTTTCATCCATGGAGATCGAACCCATCTGCTCTTCCTCCCAAATAAGACCCGAATATACGGCATAATATTGAGCAGATTCATAAACAGGTCTCAAACTCGGTTCAAGCCATACCCAATCTGCATATGCCTGTATGCCACCTTCAACTTGCAGTGCCAGGGTAAAAACACGGTCAAGAAGTCGTTTGACGATTTTCTGAAATCCCTCGATAAGTTTTACAAAAATGAGTGCTTCAATGGAAGTATAGCCTTCCGTACCTCCTCCAAATCTCTTGCCTAAAATTGTAGAGTAGGTTTTCATTGCCGAAGCGATATCAGAAAGAAGAACATCGACGATAGCCTGAACATCGACTCCTCTACCAGAGTTTCTTCCCTCCAACGTAGAGATTGTTACGTTATCGAGATGAACAGGATTATCATCAGCCTCAAGGGACTGCATCGAAGTCTTGGCTTCCGATATTGCCGTATTGATGGTCTTGATGATCTCCTGTGGATTACTGATTCCACCGGCCTTGCAACCGTTGATAATAGCCTCCTGGTTAATCTGGATATCAATGCGATCAAATCCGATATTGTGGAGTGCCCTCGCAAAATCCTGAAGAAGTCTAAATTTACTCATCACAGCCTGAATAGCCGAGATGATTTGATTCGTCCCGTATGGATCATTGGCTATGGGATCCACGGGAATGTAGATAAAATTACGGTAGTCAAGGGAGATATCTTGACCGAATCCGGTCTGGTACGGCACATACCGTTGGTTGTCTGACTTAAAAATAACGGTGTACGGATCAACCGAATGAATCGCCACGAGCCTATAATCACTGTTAAATTCAACCTCACCGCACGCAGCCCCATCAATCAAGACATGAGTTGCAAACTCTAAATAGGTTTTTGAAAGCGACGTGTCTGAAGCAAAACCAGAACTAACCGGATGTTCGATTCTGGCTATGAGATTGTCAATAAAATCCTGTCCTTGCGAATGGATGGAACCGTTTGCCTTCCTCGCCAACACATAATATCCGCTATCGAAGACCCTGAGATAATTAGAGAAGGCATGGGACACCGTAGGCTCTGCGTAGAGCAAAAACCGGATGAGATCGGTAGAACTTAATTTAATTAGGTTTTCGAGATTATACTTGTGAAGTTCGCTGAATTGTCGGGGAATCGTGCTAAAGATATTCTGAGCATACGAACCTATCGGGTCGGTTACGGCTTTCGATCCAACACCTATCCCGCCTGGAGAAACAAAGACGTTTACCCTCGGTCCAAAAGGAAGGAAGTTTTTAATACGTTGAAGGAAGGACAATGCTCTCCCGATCAGAAAGTTAAGAAAAATCAGTTACATAAAAGCTCCACGGGAATGGAATGAAAAGCATATAATCCAATGCACAAAAGTATTATCTCTATAAAAATGGAAGAAAGCGTGAATTTAGGCGGGAAGTATTTGTAGGATTTTTCTTAGATATGTTCTTGTGATATTAAGTGCTTTGCAGATCTCTCGGCGGGTATAACCGGCATCCATTAAGCGTGAAACCCGTTCTTTTGTGGGGAGAGAATAGAATTGATCCAATATTCTTTTTCTCTCTTGTTCATCCACATCCCCCCTGGTTGATTTTCCGAATACGGCAACTCCAAGATTGATAAATTCTTGCATCGCCCCCTCTTCTTTTAGGTAGAATTCAGCTTCAGGACATAGCGAAGAACATAGGGGTCTATTTGGACATTCTGGACATAGCATGGGTAGTATCCTCCGTTAACGAAAGCCCCTATTCGTCAGCATCTTCATCAAATACAGATCGTACGTAATCGTATTCGAAACAACCCTTAGATATTATTTGCAATCGATCTACCCAATCCCCTACGTATTCGTCTAATTTTATGCGACAGGCTGGACAGATTGCCACGCCAGATTTCCGACGATTCCAAAACCAAAATTCTTCGGTCGGTTCGAGACCAGACTTGCAACCACGGATAGGACATTTTTTAGACATACGGACAGTTCTTTCTCTCAATATTCTATAATTGATTTTCATAAATTTATTTTTCCGGTACTTGAACAAATAAACTTAATCGTCCATGTGTCACTAATGCACCACTAATCATTTTAAGTACCCGTAGACCAGTATCACCATCAAGACCATCCTCGCACGATATAGAGTCTATCAGTGCCCCTTCCGCAATCTCCAAGAGGTCTAACAATTCACTCACGTCCGATGGATAGCCCACCGTCCAAGTAGGTTTCTGTAACCCCTCGATGATTCTTTCTGTTGACTCTTTCATAATCCCTCTGCCGTAGTTTTGCATTATCAGGGCAAAATGGTTTGTTAATCAATGGTTATGCAGAATTAATTCTATGGTGGATTTCCCCCACACCACGCCCGCCGTCATTGCGGCCCTGCATCCATGCTTTAGGTTATTGCATGGCAGCACTCACTCATTGATGCCCGCATTGGGCCATATCAACGGTGTCCAACCATCGGTTGCCACAAGTGCCGACGAATCGAACACAGCAGCTAAAAGGTACCTCCGATTTCATAGATTGCATAACAAGGCACTCAACCGGACGGTGGATGGCCGTCACGGGTTAGGCGGGAGTAGCCCGCCGGTTAGTTTTTCGTTATAAGGATAAAAATTAATCGTCGTAATCGTAGACATCGCCATAATCATCTTCGGGGCAATGTTTACAATATGTTTGCTCCTTGGTACCATTGAAACAACAGTCATCAATATCACCACCACAGTAGCAAGTCTGATAGCAAATTGGGCATTCATGGGCCATAGAAAAAATCTCCTTATAACAAATCACTCCAGCGGACGCTTAATGCGCCGCTGAGTTCAGTCGTTATGTGGAATTAATGACATTGACACAATCCACCATTGTAATAATAGGGGCCGTTCATTCCTGGCTGATCTACTGGATTATAGTGTTCTCCTGGAATCCCATACCAACCTTCCCCGTTGCCACAACAATCACAAACGGTTACATCATGTTCTGTATTATTATCGATCCACTTCAACACAGCATTACAGAAGTCAGGAGCTTTTTGAATCTCCTCCATATTTAATTCTGGAATTTGATGCAGGTTTAAAAAACCTGTGCTTTCACAACGGGTACAAGATAAAGACATAAGAACCTCCACATAACCAATCACTCCAGCGGACGTGAAACACGCCGCTGAGTTCAGTCGTTATGACTCAAAAGATAAAACCCCCTGAGCCAGCCGTTTAACCGCTATTTCACAATACTTTTCATCCAATTCAATCCCTATTGCTTCACGACCTAAATCTTTCGCCACTTTCAGCGTGGTTCCGATCCCCATGAAAGGATCAAGAATAACAGGCGTGTATTTTCTTCCCAGCGTGAACATCCGTATAAGTCTGCTCGGTATTTCCGCTGGAAACGTCGCGGGGTGTTCTGCGTCTCTGCCACCGCCTATTTCCCAAACATCCTTTGTTTCCGCAAGAAACGGGACATCATTCCTTCCACGCCGCCCCGTGCCGCCATCGCAATAATACCGCGCCTTACTATGGAGCAGTATCAACTCGCATGTCGGACGGATATAAATGTTGTTGTCTGATCCCATTGCGAATGTCGTTGATAATGGGTTTTCTAATGAGCCTTTTACCCATACTATTGCCTCTCTCGGGAGAAACCCTATTTGCTCGCACATCAAATCAAATTTTTCTCCTACCTTCTCAACTCTTCGTGATTGAAAGTCTGGGTGTTCTCGCCTCAGCCGTACTTCTTTGGGCAAATTAACGGCCATTATGCCACCATCACGCAACGCGACAAGGCACAATCGCGCCACCATTTCCAACATTGCATAATAATCACTCCATGACAGCGCATCCAGATACGACGCATAACCCATGCCGACGTTATATGGTGGGCTCGTAACCACCAAATCAATACCAGAAAGCAAAGGCAATACTTCCCTGGCATCCCCGCAATAAATCGTGATTCCATCTTCCTGATAATAAGGGCTAAAAACTGTCATAACAAATCCTTAGAGCGGACGGGATACAGCCCCGCCGCTCAAGTCAAGCGTTATATTCCCACCGCCGAAAACCGAAATACATATTCAAACCGAACAAATTAAACATGGTTCTGCATCTACCTCTGGCCACATTTCAACTTGGGCTTCTTTAGCTTCCTTAAATTGTTTTAATG